AGCGGGACGGCCGCCCACACCCTCACCCTGACGAGCGGAACGTTCGACGGTTCGCACAACGTTGCCACGATGAATGCCCCAGCTGAATCTCTTCTCGTCTACTTTGACGCAACCGGCGCCGGCCGTGTTCTCTTGAACACTGGTTCGGTCGGCCTCTCGTAAGGAGCACCTCACATGAGTTCACTCAAGCGCGACAAGCAGTTCCAGGACGCCTTCCTGTCGAAGGATCAGGAGCTGACTGAAAGCGGCGCTGTTGAAGCGCAGGTCAGCTGTGTTCAGCTCAACCACGCCACCGTCGCCGTCGACGCCACTATCGCGAACGCTGCCGACCACCGAGGCTTCTTCGCTGTCGTCGACAACTCGGCGAGCGGCACTGCCGCCCACACGCTGACGTTGACGCGGGGCACCTTCGACGGAACGAACAACAAGGCTACGCTCAACGCTCCGGCCGAGTCTCTGCTTGTATTCTTCGACGCCCTCGGCAACGGCACCATCGTTGTCAATACCGGCAGCGTTGCACTGGCGGCAGTCTGATGGCCCTCGTCGATCTGAAGAACAGCCCCGAGGACAAGCAAGAGCTTGCCCAAGAAATCGACAGCCCCCCGGACTATTCGTGGGGGCTGCGGATTACGCTCAACGCCGACCACCTCGAGAAGCTTGGGATGGATGTCACCGACTTCAAAGTTGGGAGCGACGTCCCCGCGTCGGTGATGCTTCGCGTTTGCGAACTCGAGGTTCACGAGGGGGAGGGCGAAGCCTACGCGAAACGGGTCGGCCTCATCGTGACGCAGATCGACCTTGGGACGAAGTCCCAAAGCGACGCCGATCGCGCTGGCAAACTCTATGGAGGTTCGGAATGAACGAAAGTAAACCTGGTGTAAGCGGCGCAGCTGTCACCCCGTCCGATACCGCAGCGAACGAATTTCGCTGGTTGTGGATTGGTGGGGCGGGCGATGGCACCCTGAAGGTGACAACGAAGGAAGGCAGCGTCATCAGCTTCGCTGGTGTACCTGTCGGCGTCTTTCCTGTCTCAGTGCGGTTGGTGTGGGACACCGGTACGGGTGTTACCAATATCGTCGGAATGAACTGAGCTTCGATGACTGACATCATCGAAGAACTCGCCCAATTCTCGAGTGACCCTTTAGGGTTCGTCCTCTTCGCTTTTCCTTGGGGAGAAGAGGGTGAGCTGTCTGCCGCGCTCGGCCCGGAGCAATGGCAGGAGCAGCTCCTCAGGGAATTGGGCGAGGCACTTCGCAAGGGCGAACTTGGTGTCGCCGAGGCGATCCAGATCGCCAGAACATCCGGTCACGGGATCGGGAAGTCGGCGCTCGTGGCATGGCTCATTCTGTGGGCGATGAGCACGTTCGAGGATACCAAAGGGGTGGTGACGGCGAACACCGAGAATCAGCTGAAGACAAAAACATGGGTCGAGCTGGCAAAGTGGCACCGCCTCTTCATTGGCCGAGACCTCTTCAAGTTGACGGCGACGGCGATGTTCTCCCGCGATCCGCTGCATGAGACAACGTGGCGCTTCGATATGGTGCCGTGGTCTGAGCGCAACACGGAAGCGTTCGCCGGCCTTCACAATCAGGGGAAGCGAGTGCTGCTCGTCTTCGACGAAGCCTCCGCCATTCCTGATCTGATTTGGGAAGTCAGCGAGGGTGCGCTCACCGATCGCAACACCCAGATCATCTGGTGCGCTTTTGGAAATCCCACTCGCAATAGCGGGCGGTTCCGCGAATGTTTCACAGGTGGACGGTTCGCGCATCGTTGGAACACCGCTGCGATCGACTCCCGCACCGTCTCGATCACGAACAAGGATCAGTTTCAGAAGTGGATCGACGACTACGGCGAAGACCATGACTTCGTCCGCATCCGTGTTCGCGGGGTCTTTCCCCGCGTGGACTCATCGAGCTTCATTTCATACGAAGTTGCTCGGCAGGCGGTTGGACGGACGGTCGAGCCATACTCAGGAACGGTCGTGCTTGGGGTGGATGTGGGCCGCTTTGGCGATGACCCCTCCGTCATTTACCCACGTAAGGGGCGCGATGCCAGCTCGCTCCCGATCGAGTTGTATCCGCAGATCGACACGATGGGCCTCGCGGCCAAAGTCGCCGCTGCGTTCGACCGATATAAGGCGAGCGTGGTGATGGTTGACTCGGGTGGCGTCGGGGGTGGTGTTGTTGATCGGCTGCGGCAGCTGCGGGTGCCGGTGATGGAAGTCGACTTTGGCTCGAAGCCGGACGGCACCAACCCTGATGATGGAGCAAAGTACGCGAACAAGCGCGCGGAAATCTGGGGTGCGATGCGGGAGTGGCTCCGTACCGGCTCAATCCCAGACTTCGCCATCCCAGGCGCTGAAAGTACGACGATTGTGGATGAGTTGGTCGGGCCGAACTTCGGGATGAACACCAGCGAAGCAATCCAGCTCGAGTCGAAAAAGGAGATGCGGCGGCGGGGCGTTTCGAGCCCGAACGTTGCCGATGCCCTCGCCTGCACATTCGCCTTCCCAGTATGGGACCCGCCCCTGCGGATCGACGGCATGAAGCAGGAACCGCAGATCTCCCCTGACTACGACCCCTTTGAACTCGAACGTGTTTTTGGTGGATGAGATGTTTGGAAATGGTGGCAGAAGCAGTTCGCAGCAAGACACTGCGTCGACAACCCCGATTACAATTCGGCAGGCGATGGCATCGGCGTATGTGCCATCCTCGACTCCCGCGAGCACGAGGACAACGCCACGTGCGCCGCGTGGTGCGACTGGGCGCCCGCTGCTGACTCGATCGTGGCGGAGCGGGGGCACGGCAAATCCCGTGACGGCGGGGCGGCGCTCACTTCTTGGAGGACAAAGCTGATGTTCGGAAATGGTGGCACTGTGACGAAGCCCGACTCCCCTCCCAACACGCCAACTGACGCAGCGCCGTCAGTGCTTGCTGCGGGGATGCGTGCTGTTGGATCGGCTCGTCGCGCGAACGCCCAACCCTACACGTCGTTGATCGGGGCGGCGAATGGCAAGCTCACACGCAAGGGGACGCTCCTCGGGCGCACCCTGCTTGGATCGAACTAATGGCTGTCTATCTACTACATTTTGAAGATGCGGATGGGCACGTTAAGCACTACCTTGGTTATACTTCTAGAACACCGGAGGCGCGCTTATATGAGCACCTGCATCAAAGCTCCAGTAAACCGAGTTATACTGGAGGACTAGTTGCCAAAGGATTTGTGCCGAAGATAGCGTGGGTTAAGGCCGATGGAACTAGGACGTTCGAGTCTCGTTTGAAGAAGCTCTCAAGGAATAATCATCATTATCAATTTTGTAATTGGTGCCCATGCTGTCATGAAAATCCTAGTATACCAACGGCTTTTGAGGTTATGAATTGGAAGCAATTCGTCGCCGCGCCTAGGAGAGTGTGATGAAGATCGCTGAAGCAACACTGGAGAAGAAGAAGCTCATCATGCGTGGGCTCGAGCGCGATCGTCTGCCGTGGTGGCAGCATTGGCGCGACCTCGCCGACATGTACTTGCCTCGACGGTATGTGTGGCTGCTCAGCGAGAAAGAGCGCGTGAAGCGCATCGCTCGCAACACCAACATTCTTGACGCCACCGGCACACAGGCTGCTCGTGTTCTTGCCTCGGGCATGATGAACGGGGTGACTTCGCCGTCCCGCCCATGGTTTAAGCTTCGCTTGGCTGGCGCAGGCGAAATCCCCGATCTTCCCACGCGTGTTTGGCTCGAAGATGTTGAACGTCGAATGCAGCTCGTCATGGCTGAGTCCAACTTTTACAACTCGCTTGCGGTGATGTACCTCGATCTCGTCTTGTTCGGCACAGCCGCCAACATCATCTACGAGGACTTCGACGCAGTCATCCATTGCTTCAACCCTGCGCTTGGCGAGTACTACATGGCGCAGGATGCGCAGCATCGTGTCAACACATTCGCGCGCAAGTTCACCTACAAGGTTCATCAGATCGTTGAGAAGTTCGGGCTCGAGAACTGCAGCGACCACGTGAAGAACGCCTACAATGCGGCGAATGACAGGCTGATGGAGGATGTCTCGATCTGCCATTTGCTCGAGCCCAACATCAACCCCGACAAGTCGGTGCCGTCCCGCTTCAAATGGCGTGAGTGCTATTGGGAAGAGGCAAACAACAAACCCGACGAAGTCCTCCTTGAGAAAGGATACAGGGAATTTCCAGTCCTCGCCCCTCGTTGGGAACTTGTTGGCAACGATGCTTATGGTTCGTCGCCTGCAATGGATGCGCTTGGCGACGTCATCCAGCTCCAGCACGAGACAAAGCGCAAGGGCCAGTCCCTCGACTACATGGTACGTCCGCCGATGGTCGCTGATGTGCAGCTTGAGCACAGGCCTTCGGCCATGTTGCCGGGCGGTCTGACGTTCATCACCGGCCAGAACAACGTCGGAATGAAGCCCGCCTATCAG